AATGGATGATCCATGTGTTCTTGCTGTTTGTGTATGTAGGCGTTGGTGAGGGTAAGCGGCTCACTAGCAATGATATGTATTTCCGCAGTGTTGATGACTGCGTGTACTTTGCACAACGGCTGCACAAACAAGGCAACAACATCACTGCTTATTGTTTGCCAACAATGGTAAATGAAGATGTAAGGATTTACTGATGCTTGCTGAACTTGCTGCAGCTAATGCCGCCTTTGCTGTTATTAAGCAAGTTGTATCCAACGGCAAAGATATAGCTTCTGCTGGCAATGCAATTGCAGAGTTTGTAGGTGCAAAAGAAAAGCTCCAAGCCAAAGCTGCCAAGAAGGGCAATGGCTCAGATCTCGAAGAGTTTATGGCTCTTGAGCAGATCAAAGAGCGAGAAGAAGAACTCAAACAAATGATGATTATCTTGGGCAGACCGGGCTTGTGGCACGACTGGCAGCGTTTCCAAGCAAAGGCTAGGATAGCTAGGCGAGAGGCAGAGATAGCCTCTGCACACAAGCGCAAGAAGATTATCGAAGGCACTATTATTGCTGGGTTTATTCTGTGTTGTTTGGCGGTGCTTGGTGCTTTGTTTGTGTTGATACTGCACCATCAAGGGAGACTGTGATGGAAGTAACTATGGAACGCTTTCTAGCGTGGAAGATACTTCCGCGCTTTATGATGTTCACTATGACGTTTATGTACATCCGTGTGATCGAATGGTTCATTTCATTGTCACCTGATGCGATGACTTCACAGGCCACAGCCCTAACAGCGACCGTCACTGGTGCAATGACAGGCGCTTTTGCTGTGTGGTTAGGATCTGAGAAGTGAATACGGTCTGGGTCGTCATACTGGTGACTGCTGTGTCGCCATTTAACTACACCGTTTCTCCATTGACTGACGCTGATACGCTTGAACAGTGCCACTCCAAGGCCGTAAAGATTGAGCATGATATCGTGCGTGCAGACAACCAAGAGATGATGTGCATAAGGGTGGATTACGAATGATACAGGCATTGATACCCGCCATTGCTGACCTTGCCGGCGGCTGGCTCAAGGGTAAGGCAGACGAAAAGGCAGCGCAGTCTAGAGTCAAGGTTGCCAAGGCAGAGGCTGAAGCAGAGGTAATGAAGGTCGCCGCCACGCATGAAGCTGGCTGGGAAAAGATCATGGCTGAAGCCAGCAAGGATAGCTGGAAAGACGAGGCCTGGACGATTTTGTTTATAGCTATCATAGGCATGTGCTTCATACCGCCCTTGCAGCCCTATGTTGAACGTGGGTTTGCCGCGTTAGAAACTACCCCTGATTGGTTTCAATGGGCTATGTATGCTAGTATTGCCGCATCATTCGGTCTGAGGGGTTTGAAAGGGCTGAAAAAGTGAGCTTGTATAGAAACATTCACGCCAAGCGTAAGAGGATTAAAGCTGGCAGTGGTGAGAAAATGCGTAAGGTTGGGCAAAAAGGTTCGCCAACTAAGAAAAATTTCCAACAAGCTAAAAAGAAAAAGCGATGAAGCGCAAGTTTGCAAAGGTGTCCAAGACAAAGGGCGGCGTGCCAAAGAAGTATGTGCGCGGTGCCAAGAACCCCAAAAAACGTGAGGCAGAGATTAAGCGCACGCAGCGTCTTTATAGGCAAGGCAAGTTGACGCCAGCTATGATGAACAGGATTAGCAAGCAGAGGAGCCGAGGATGAGCAAAGCCGCCACCGTTGCCAAGTATTCCAAATCGTCTGGCATATCCAAGTCAACACTCGGCAAGGTCTATCAGAGAGGTCTAGGTGCCTACTACAGCAGCGGCAGTAGACCCAAGGTTTCCGCGCACCAATGGGCTGCTGGCAGAGTGCGCAGTTTTGCTACCGGCAAGGGCGGCGCACGCAAGGCTGACGCTGACCTGATCCGTAAGAAGAAAAAGCCTACAGCCAAAAAAGCAGCTAAAAAGAGGAGTAGGGCATGATAGGCAAGCGGCAAAAAACTAAGATTAAACAGGTGGTTAAGAAGCTACGCGGTGCCTCAAAGGCGCACGCCGGTCAGGCCAAAACTCTTGAGTCCATGATACGCAAGAGTAACGGAAAAAAGAAGCGCAAGGCATGAACAAGGATAAGCTACGTCAGGAACTTGCAGAGGACGAGGGCTGCAAGTACGAAGTGTACCTCGATCATATTGCTCTACCCACCTTTGGTCTGGGCCACCTGATAGTAGAAGATGATCCAGAACACGGTCAGCCTGTTGGCACACCTGTCTCTGAGGAGCGTGTGCGTCAGGCATTTGCTCTTGATGTCGCTGTCACGATTGATGAGTGCAAAGTTTTATACCCAGACTTTGATGACTTACCCGAAGACTGCCAATTAATCATCGCGAATATGATGTTTAATATGGGAAGGCCGCGTCTCTCTAAATTTAAGGGCATGAAAGCCGGTGTTGATGCTAAAGATTGGAACAGGGCTGCGGAAGAAATGGTCGACAGCCGCTGGCATGATCAGGTTCCCAACAGGGCCAAGAGGCTTGTCAAACGCATGAGAGCTTTGTCTGATGGCTAAGACACCGGCATGGCAGCGCAAGGCTGGCAAGAACCCGAAGGGTGGCTTGAACGCCAAGGGCAGGGCTTCTGCACGCAAGCAGGGTATGAACCTTAAGGCACCTGTGAAGAAGGGTGACAACCCGCGCAGGGCTAGTTTCTTAGCGCGTATGGGCGGCATGAGGGGGCCGGAACGAGATGCGAAGGGCAAACCTACCAGGCTCCTGCTTTCTCTCAGGGCATGGGGTGCAAGCAGCAAGGCTGACGCAAAGAAGAAGGCAGCAGCTATCTCCAAACGCAACAAAGCCAAGAAGGGGAAGAAATAATGCCGGGAAAAATGAAGAAGGCCGCGAAGAAGAATGGCAACGGTATGCTGACGGCCAAGCAGAAGACACTGCCGCCAGCACTTAAAAAGAAGATCATATCGTCTAAGAAAAGGAGATCATGATGCCAATGGGCAAGGGTACTTACGGTTCAACCAGAGGCCGTCCACCAAAGTCTGCCAAGATGAAGAAGCAAGCAGCAACAGCCATTGCGATGAAGAAGAAAAAGAAAAAACCTAAGACGCGCATGGCTTAAAAAAAGGGGGGCATGGCCCCCCTAGTTCTTCTCCTTGTAGCAATTCCAGCAGATATCCTCGCGTGACGCAAGAGATACCCAGTTGTGCTGAGTGTAATCACAGACCTTCTGACACCTCGCGCAATGAAATGGGCGACTGACCCTCACAGTCTTTTGCTGCTTTCTCTTCTTCACGCTTCATCTCCAGTCCGGCATTGAGGCAACGCAGAGCAAGATTTAGCATCTGCGTTGCATTCATTTGTTTGAGGTGGATGGTGCCGTCAATCGACACCGCCACACCATCATTTCTTGGAATAATCAGGAAAGTCGGCTCCACCATCTGTGATCCTTTCGATTTCACGCATCGTGATGTACCAGCGGCCCCCTAAACGCTTGCCTTTGATAATGCCCCTGTGGAGCATCGTACGCAGCATGTTGACCTGAGACTTGCTATCGGTGCCAAACAGCACCAAAGACGCCTCACGAGGGCTTAAAAGCGCCTTAGAATGGGATGTCTGGGTCATCGTCCTCTGCCTTTGGCTGTGGTGCCGAATACTTGTGGCTGATCGCGTTGCCAATAGGCTTCATAGCTGGCTGCGATATGCCGTCAGAGATACTGTCCTCACCTTGGTATTCAGTAACTCTTGAGATGCGAATAGAGATAGTGCCGTCCTCGTTGGGGAACAGGCTGACTTGGTGGCGCTGGCCTTCTCGCAAGGTGATATCCGCAGGAGTTTTTTGCTCCGCTGAATAAGGTTGCCAGTTGCCATTGCTATACTGTGCCTTGCCCTTTCCCTCCGCGTTAGGGAACAGCTTGATGTAGGTGATTGTGTCATAGCGTTTAGCCATCAGATTTTAGCTCCTTCATGCGTGCTTGGCATTTTGCTTTGATGTCTTGGAAGATCTCAGGGAACTCTTTGTTCGCAATGTCCATCCACTTCTTTGTGAACCCTGCGTTCATCCATTCTGTGATCTGCTTCATGTCAAACTGCGGCAGATAGTCAGTCGCTTGCTGCTGCAATTCCAACAGGTTAGGCGACGGCTCCTTTGCCGGAGGTAGGCTAGCGATAGCTTCTTCCTTTCTCCCCACGCCATCCATCTCGTTTGCTGACGCATACTCGCCGCCAGCTAGGCCCAACGATGCCAAGGCACGGCCAACAGCAGACGTTTCACAGTTTTCCAAGGCGCTTGTCTTGTTGACGTTGCCCTGCCCCCTGATCTCCTCTGCCATGCCGGAACCAATTACAGCGCCGTCCATGTTGGTGATATTGGCTTTGACCACGACACGCTGGCCGTCATCTACCAAGATGTGTGTGTCCACCCCAAAGTCGGTGCCGTGCATCTTGCGGAATGCTTCCATTCGATGCACCACCTGGGTGTACTTCTTGCCGCCGCGCTGGGTTACGCCATGACTAGCGTTCAACTCAGCGACAAGAGCCATAGTTTCTTTCAGGTCAGTCACTCATGCCTCCTTGGGAAACTCCTAGATTATCAGAGATTAGATGGACAAACAGTGCCAAACTCTTCTCCATTTCAGCGACCCTGTTGTTGCTTTCATAGACAGCCTTGTGCAGTTCATCCACGCGCACATAAAGCTCGTTGATGCTGTCTTGCATGTCCTCGCGGGTCACATACGGTGTGCCGATATCAACAGGTTCACTGTGCATGATAAAACTCCTTGTGCCACATGACCATTTGGCTGCGGCCTGACGCACCCTTTCTCTTGGTGCCATCTGTAAAAATGATGCGCTTTTCTTTTAGCTGCTTGTATCTAGCAGTCACGGTGCTATAACCGTGCAGCGGCAGGGCTTTCAGCACATCGTCTGAAATGCACCCTGCTGCACCAAACTCCCAGATTGCATCGGCTACTACGCTTTCCATCGCTGTCGCATCGATGCTCTCTGCGGCGTCGTGGCTGGTGGCAGGGTCATCCCTGCGCACCAGTTTGAAGGCTGGGGTTGTATTCATGTCACGTTCCACTTCTTGTTTGTTTTCTTGAACGGCGTTTGCATATGCAAAACATTCTTGCCGTACCAAATCCGCAGGTATGGCCCTTTGGAAAAGCCATAGATTTTGAAGCTGGCGGGTCGCTTGTACTTTTTCCAAATCAGGACGCGATAACCAAGCAAACGCCACTCGCCAAAACCCAACTCCTTCCAAGGCCGAGGCCAGTCTGTCGGGATGTCGAGCTTTCCTTTCTTCATTCTTTGGCTCCATACTTTTTGCCGCGAATGTCACGCAATCTTGCGAACAGCAACAATTCATTCGCACATATCTCCATGTGGCGCGTTGTGTTCGCACTCATGTCGTCGTGCAAATCACCGACACTAATACAAAGGTTGAAGTTCAAGCTGTCCAACAGCGTTTGAAGCTCTTCCTCAGAAAACGTGATGCTTACTTTCGCCTTAGGGCGTCCTGTCTTAGCCATTAAAACCTCCATAGTTGATTGGCTACGTCTACGATACTTGGGCCATGACGCCTTGCGATCTCGTTAAAGTCTGGCTGCACGAGGCCAGCCAGGTTGCGCCATGATCCGTGTGCGGCTTTCAGCAGGTTTTGACTGATCTGCCATGACCGCACTGCTTCAGCGTATGCCTTCTCCAAAGCCTCTGGCTTGAGCAAGTCACAGTTATCGGCGTCGGCTATGTAGTAACCTGACGCACTGACATACAGCAGTGACGGTGGCTCACCAGTTGCTTTGTTGTAGACAGCTTGCTGAATTTGTTGCTGCGCTGTGGGCGTGATACCTTCCACCTTGGGTACGCGCCACGAGCGGGTGCCGTCCTTCTTAGGTGGGTTGCGCAAGGGCGGCTTGGCTTTCAGATCACACTGTATGCCACCGCCGGAATAATCTTGGTAAAGCATGATAGGCACATCAAGGCGCGGCTCTTCTAGCCAGCGTTGATACTCGCCTTCTATCATGTTGGCGGTCTTGAACCGCTCACGCACGCCTTCAACAGCGTGCAGTATCATGTCAGGGATATAGTCTTTGAACGCCTCGAACTCCTCGGCGTCCTTGCCGCCATCCCACTTGCGCGGCTGATAGTTGTTGTACCGCTCCATTGTCTGAGCGATGGCCTTAGCCTGATCCATGCCATCTTGCTGACCGACCATCGGCTGATACTTGTCCAGCCCTAGAATAAGGTTGGCACCATCCTGCACCACGATCCCGCACATGGGACGCGCTGCCATTGGCAGCTTCACTCCAAGGTGGCGGCAGTAGAGCTTGAGAACAAACTCCCATTTGTCCTGTGTGGCACCAGATGCACTGTCGTGCTTTGCGCCGAACTCTTGCCGGTAGGCTGGTGTTTCGTGAGGCATTGTGTGCTTCCTTGTGCTTTTCTTTGTGTTACTATCCCCTCTATTGCATACCAGTTGACCCGGTGTCAACAGTGTAGTAGAAAAAAATATGACCTTATCTGAGTACCTAAAAGCAAAGAAGATTAGTCAGGCCAAGTTTGCACGGCGCTGCAACATGAGCCGCGCTGCTATCTGCCGGATTGTAGATGGCAACCGTTATCCATCGGCAGAAACGATGCGCCGGATCTTTCTCGCCACAGAAGGACAGGTGAAGCCCAATGACTTTTTTACCGAAAAAATGTCACAAATGTGATGGCTCTGGGTGGGTGCGCGTAGCATCCACATGGGACGAGGGTGACGTTGTGCCAGACATTTGCTGGGAATGTGACGGCTCTGGTGAGTTTTATTTGCAAGAGAAAGAATACTTCTCTGAAGCTGACACAGACGCGCAAGGCGCATTAAAATAAATGAGCAAGATGCAACGCAACAAAGGCAGTCAATTCGAAAGATGGTGCTGCAATGAGATCAAAGACCACCTGGGTTATGAGAACGTGCGGCGCAACCTCTCTCAATATCAAGAGAAGGGCGGTGCTGATATCCTCATCCCTTACTGGTCAATCGAATGTAAACGGTATGCCACAGGGCCACATGGCGGGGCTGACGCATGGTGGCAGCAAGCTGTGAACGCTGCTGGCGACCTTTCTCCGCTGCTGATCTACAAGTACGACCGCCAAGATCCTGTGTGCAAGCTATACCTGCGCCATGTAAACCTTGAGTTTACCGGCACAGATGCAACGGTGCTGGTTTCTCTGCCAACGTGGTTCTACATCGTGCGCGAGGCGATTCCCTTCTGATATTCCAATATTACGGTGCCTAGGGTGTGGGATACTGAAATATTTCGATGGGCTTGCCAGTCAACACGATCCATGATATTTAAGGAAATATCTTCTAAGCATTGCTGCGCAGCATACGGTGCATCGCCTAGCAAGCGGGGCAATGCAGCATGCTATCCCTTTTATATATAAAAAAAAGGCATTGCTTAGTGCTTCGCATAGCATTCATTGCTACGCGCGGCATTGCTAAGGGGCGACTATGCGCCGCCCCCTCTCTTTTCCTCATTGCCTAGCTCCTGATTAAGAAACATCAAGCAAGCGTCATGGATGAAGCATATCCTGTTGAACTCTTGCTGGTCGATGCTGCCTAACTCTTTTTCTGCTAGTAGGTGGCCCAGCTTTAATTCTAGGCTATCCATGAGATAGTAAAACATCTCCGGCCTATGCTGATTCATTGCCTTGCTCTTTCTGGCAAGCTATCAGCAAAGCCACAGGCTGCGGCACCTTGCGCCG